ACGTAGGGGATAGTGGTATGTTTGATCTCGATAAAACAAAAACAGCAATCGGCGTGGTATCTGCCGTGGTCGCTTTGGCAGGCGGCGGGTACAAAGCCGCCGAGACTTTTGGGTGGTTGACTCATCCAATACTTGAGTGGGAGCCTGCGTACTTCAGTATCAGCGATGCACCAGTCAACGGTACGTTCGATGTCGTTGTTGCCAGACGTAAGATACGCGACGACTGCGAGGTCGAAGACTTCCGGCTACAGGTTCGGGACTCAAAGTATCAAGTCCACACAGCAATCCCAAGCATCGCTCGTTTTGCTGGCCCAGCCACCAACACCGTAGACAGGTTTGGCTACCAATTCACCATCGAAGCCGAGCATGTCCACATGGTCAATACGGGTGAGGCAACCCTACTGGCCTACATAAAATACAAATGCCCAGAGGGTGAGGTGATCGTGCAGTACCCCGATCATCAAAATCTTAGATTCACAATCACGGAACATACGCCATGAAAGAGAACTTCAGTAAATGTCTGCGCATGCTTCTTGAACATGAGGGCGGCTACGTCAACCACCCGAAAGACCCCGGCGGTCGCACGAACTTGGGTGTAACCCAGCGTGTGTATGAAGAGTTTGTGGGGCGCGATGTGTCTGAACTGGAGATGCGCCAGCTATCACCCGAAGACGTGTCCCCGTTATACCGCGCGCTGTACTGGGAGAAGTTGCGCGCAGACGACCTACCGTCTGGCGTTGACTGGACAGTGTTTGATTGGGGTGTAAACTCAGGGACTGGCCGCAGTGCCAAGGCGCTTCAGCGTATCGTAGGCGCTACACCTGACGGAGCTATCGGGCCACGTACGTTGGGTATGGTCAAAGAGATGGAGCCTGAAGAGATTGTCCGCGAGATGCACCGCGTACGTCAGGCTTTCTATGAGGGTCTCAAGACGTTCGACACGTTCGGAAAAGGATGGACGCGGCGTAACAACGAGACCCTTGAGCAGTCGTTAGCGATGCTCGCTTAATGTGATCTGAAACTCGCGGTCGAAATCAAATGCGTCCTCTATTTCTGCAAGTATCGCATCGAACCGAAGGTCATCGGCGATTGGGTCGTTTGGTTTCGTGCGGCTGTCTTCTATTTGGAAGCGGGCTTTTGATAGCCCGTCTTCTATGCAGCGCTCAAGGATTGCTTTCTTCTTCGGTGTCATTGCAAAATTCTCCACCCAATGCCGCGTAGCCACAGACGTCTACCCAAGAATCCAGATGTTCTGGCTGGTTTGCCAGACGTGAGAGTTTCAGCGCGATCATCATTACCGCCACTTGCGACGGCGTTATTTCCCTACCAAGGATGGCTCCCCACATCAGTGCTATGCGGGTATGGTTTTCTAACGCGTCGCCGTAGTCCCTTGCGCGGTCGCCGTTAATCTTCATTCCTGCGTCTGCTAACACTGCGTTACGCTTCATCGTTTTTCCCCTTTAACCAGTCAAACCGCATCCGCAGGGTTGCGATTTTACTGTCGTACATGCGGACTGCATGCTCGTGTTCGGCGATCTCCTGACGCAAACGCTTACGCTTGTCCTTCGCGCGCGATAGTTGGTCTCGATGCTCGCCCTCTTTGAGCGCGGCTGTTGGAATTTTGTAGAGTTCTTCGATGCGTTCAGAGATGGATGCGATCTCGTTTTCGCTGTCTCGGATCGTCTTGAGGACGTTCGACCGTGACTCACACAAACGATGAAACTCATCCAATATCTGGTCAAACGACATCTCTCTATTCCTTCGGCTTTGGCTCGTACTTCTTGTACTCAGGACACGGTGCGACTGCCTGCTTGTCGTGTTGATGACAATGCCACTTCCCGTCAGGTGTTGGTGTGGCGTGTTGGCATGTCTCACAGGCAACTGGTACTGGAGTTTCCCCCCAACAAACGCCTGCCTTAAAGCATCCTCGGCAACGCCAATCAGATGAATCAGTGCTGATTTTTCTAGCCTCGTTGGCAGTAACTCGCTCGATGCGCTCTTTGATGTGAGCAAACTCAAAGTCGTCATAGTCGACTATCTCCGCATGGTACTCGGATGTGTTCTTGTTGATGGCGATGAAGAACGTCTGCGTCATGCCAGACATACCCATCATCATCTGCACCTGCCCGTAGTAGCGGGGGTGCGAGAACTTCATCCCTTGCTTTTTGAATTTCGAGAACGACGCATCGTTCATAGATTTGATTTCAAGTACGCGCACGACCTCATCATCGAGTTCGATGTGTCCGTCCAAGTGACAGACGACGTGACCACCCCACGCTTCATACGAATGTTGCTTGCCAGTCAGGCCATCGACTTCCCAGATGCGCATGTCTGCGCGCTGTTTAAGGTCTTTGACCACCTCTTCTTCGAGGATGTGACCAAGCTGAAAAATTCTCTTGAGGCGAGGGTCAGGCTCTTCGTTTGGGAAACCACGCAAGTTGTACGCAATGAGCGCGTCGCACGGACTGCCAATAATACTGGCCCCGATGTAGCGGCGCGCCTTCTCACGTCTGTCGTTTTCGTATCCCTGCTCGATGGCGTTTACGACGTCTTCGGCTGTTAGTTTTTTCAATGCCTTGCCCCCAAATAACGGCGGGGCCGAAGCCCCGCCTGTTGATTAGAACGGAATATCGTCGTTCATCTCCTCAATCTTGCCACCGTCTGCTCTCTCACGAGCGATGAATGACTTGATCTCGGACGACTGCCGTTCATTGCCGTCGTTGTCGCGCCAAGGCTTGCCCATGCCGACCGTGATCTTGCACTTCAGACCCTTCAACGTCTTGATGTCGCCGGGCTTGTCGGGGTTCTTGTGACCGCCAGCCACCAAGAAAGACTTGAGTTGGCGCAGACCAATCTCCACCGCTTGTGGGTTTTTGTTGACCACGTTGAAGTTCATGCGGATAGCGCCTTGACCATCCACGGCTGTGAAGTCGACGACGACCATCTTGCCGCCAGTGGCGGTATCCTTGATCTCCGCCTCGGTGGCTTCGACTTCGTACGTGCCGGGTTGCAGACGTTGGTAGCCAGTTGACTCAGCTACACCTGAGAGGTCGAGACCTCCAAAACCATTCCAATCAGCCATTTGCTTTCTCCTTAGATTTAGCCTTCGTTTCCTCAAACTTTGCATGCTCCTCATCCGGCATGCTCATGCGTACGAACAGTTCGGTGATGTCATCCACTGGCTCGTACGGCTTGAGGCGGTTGCGGGGGTCGCGAACTTTACCGTGCCAACCAGACACCTCGTCGGTAACGACGTAGCGTTTAACCTTGGGAGTGCCTTGGTCGTTCTTGTCCGTGACGCGGACGCCACACAGGACGTGGTCAAACAATGCAGGTATGTGCTTCGATACTGCTTGTCCTTTGACTAGCGGCCAGTATTGAGTGACGTCGTTGGCGTCCTTCTCTTCTTTGGCTAGGCAAGTGACGTACACGTGCATTGGAAGATCGCGTATCCACTTGAGCGCGCCAGTCATTAAGCGGGAGTAATCCCCCCACATGGCAAACGCGTTCTTGTTTCCTGCGTGTTCTGCTTCAAGATGCTCAATCAGTCGCTCAGACATTTCAGTGATGCTGTCGATTGCGATCCAGTTGTATCCTGCATCTTTGAAGTCAGACGTGGACATCATACGGATGATCCCACGGAAGCTGTACTTGCCGTTGTCGGGGTCATGCGTACCGTCCCATGAATCAAACGGGACGTAATCAATGTCGACGTCTTCTACAGACTTGAGGCCAGATTCGCCGGACAAAATCAGTCCTTTGCCGTAGCGCTTCTGGTAGTAGCGGCATTGGTAAGTCTTACCAAAACCGTGGTGTGCATACAGCAACACCTTGGTCGGCCCATCGTGTGCGATAGCCGAAGTTTTCATGGCCTTAAACATTAGGGATCACCTTCACTTTCGGGTTATCAAGTTTGCGGGTAAGCGCATGCCGCAGTTTCTCCTGCTCAAGAGCGGGGAGTTTCTGAAACTTGCGCTTGTCTACACTCAGGCTACTTTTGATGTAGTCTGGGTATTCCTCGGTGGGGAACTGACGTTGGAGCGCGTCTTTGTCCCAAGTCCATCGCTCACTGCGTGAAACGATGACCTCGTAACTGGACGTCGACTGCGCCAAATCACCAGCTTCTTCGGGGAATAGGTAGGCAATCTCGTTTTCGAGTTGCCCTAGTCTCTCAGAGAGGGCGTCGTACTCCTTCTTCAAACGAACGAACTCCTCGGCGAGGGGTTCAAGTCTGTCGGACGTACTTGCCACTAGATGGGCGGGGGTACTGGCGGATTCCAGTGTGTCCCAAGGGTCTGCTGTCATGGTTTTTCCTCCTATGGCTAACCAGCATCAACGTATGGTGTCTTGCCAACAACGAAAGGTGTAGTATATACAATACACGAAAGCAAGCAACTTTTTCTTAAACGGAGGGAAACCCTGTGGAGACCAAGCTGAATATCTCGGCTCTAATCCGCGACCTCGGAGGTGCGGCGAAGGTGGCCGAAATCGCTGAAGTCGTACGCACTGCGCCTTACGGCTGGGTGCGGCGCGAGTACGTGAGCAGTGTGGTCTTGGAAAAAATCAAAGCCGCTAAACCTGAACTTGACCTAGACCATTACTTTGAAGAGGTGACTGATGACCAAGACGAACTTAGATTGGGCGATGGAGTATCTGGAGAGGGGGTGGTCAATCATCCCGATCAAGCCCGATGCAAAACGCCCAGCAATTAAATGGCTCGAATACCAAGACCGCCAACCGACCGAGGAAGAGGTAACGGAATGGTGGACACGCTGGCCTGACCACGACATCGCAATCGTTACGGGCGCTGTCTCCGGCGTTGTCGTCGTAGACTGTGACAACGAGGAGGCCGCGCACGCCGCATTTGATGCGGGGATGCGCTCTGTCATTAAGGTTAAGACCAAGCGCGGTTCGCACCTGTACTTCACCCACCCGCGTGATGGCATACGTCGTGGCCCTCGTGCCGGGGTCAACAGCCGGGGCGCGGACTGGCCCAAGATCAACGGGCTAGACTTCCGAGGAGACGGTTCGTACGCCGTACTTCCGCCGTCCAAAGGATACCTGTGGGACTACCCACAAAACGTCTTCGACTACGACGAAATGCCTGTGTGGCAAGACTGGAGACCAAGTCTGCAAGAGGCTATTCACGACGGAGACTTCCACTTTGGGGCGCTCGATCTGTCGAATGTTCAGGCGCTGTCGCCGGACGAACACCTGAGTGAGTGGGATCGCACGGCCAAGTACGTGCGTGACAAGTTCCCCAACACCATGCGCATCCCCACAGGGGCAGGTAACGGGCGCAACGAACGCGTCATGCGGTACATCAGCGAGAGTGTATTGGAGGGGTACTTTGGCCCTGACCTGCGCGTCCGTGGCTACGCTTTTATGAACGAGTTTTTCGAGGACGTCCTGCCGGAGCGCGAGTTTGAGGCTACGGTTCAGTCCATCGAAACCGCCGAGCGACGCAATCACCCAGAGCGCTTCGATGACAGCGGCGCATACATCTACAAGCCGTACGTTCACCCCGCCCAGCAGGCGGAGATCGACCGCGAACGTCCGCGCAAGCTGATCCAAATGAAGGACGCCGAGCAACTTTTAGCTGAGTCAGATGCCAAGTCCTACTTGATCGAACCATGGCTCCCAAGTAATACGATTGTGCAGGTCTTCGGTTACTCCGGCCACGGCAAATCACTGTTCGTCCAACACGCGATGTCCGCTCTTTGCGCGGGTCGAAAGTATTTCGGGCCGTTTGAGATCGGGAGACCTGCACGAGTTCTTGACCTCGACTTCGA